GCGCAACCGATACAAAGTTATGTTTTAGCTACTAATGTAACGTCAGCACAAGACGCACAACAGAAGATTATTGACCAAGCAAAATTAATTAAATAATATGAAAGACGAAGAAGTAAAAGTTATTGAGTACACCATTGACGATAGCGGTTATTTGGGTGTTCACGCAATGTCATTGGTAGAAAATCCTGCCATTGAAGTGGATTTTGTAGCACTATCTAAGACACGAAAAGTCCAACAAGCAGCAGTTGAAGAGGGTGAAAGGAAAATGGTATATGGTGCGGTTATGCTACCAGAGCAATTGATCTACCGAGTTGATGCCGTGGGACGGGAGTACTATTGCAAATATTCAAAAGAGACCATTAACAAGATAGCACAGGAATATCTTAAAAGAAATATGCACCATAACTCTAATTTAGAACATGAAATCCCAGTTGCAGGATGTACGGTTGTGGAGTCATGGATTACTGAAGGTCAATTTGACAAGAGCCAAAACTTTGGATTCTCCTTTCCGGAGGGAACGTGGTGCATCGGTATGAAGATAGACAATGATGAGGTGTGGCAATCAATTAAGCAAGGTGATGTTAAAGGCTTTTCACTTGAAGGATTCTTTACTGAAATCAGTGATGAGTATATGACACAGCAAGAGATTGAAAAGATAATGAAGGAACTCGAAAATGAGTTAAGCGGTCTGTAAGATTACACCAGTGCAGGTGTATTGTTTACCCGACAAAAAAGCCCTCCACGTTTGGGGGGCTTCTTTGTTACAACAACTAAACAAACGAACTAAAACGAAAACTATGCTGGAACAAAAATAGTGTTTTTGCTACTAATAGGTAGAAAAACAAAAAAGTAGATATGAACAAAGTCACAGAAATTGTTTCTAAGTATGCAGATAGATTGAAGGCATTCGGCATTCAATTGTCAGCAGACGGAGAAATAACAAAAGAGCAACAGATGGCAATGGCCATTCTTGCCGATGGCACGGAGGTTTACTCTCCCGATGCTGAATTCAAAGTTGGTAGCGAACTTTTCGTAATGGATGCAGAAGGCAATCCCGTACCTGCACCAGATGGAGAGCATACAACTGCCGAAGGTAAAGTCATCGTTGTAAGCGGTGGTGTTATTGCTGAAATCAAAGAACCAATGGAAGAAGAGCCAAAGGTAGAGATTGAAATCGAAGAGGAAAAGCAAGCTGCTTTTGACGGTGTTAGCCGTGAAGAATTCGAGTCAACAATCAATTCTTTGGTTGAAGCATTCGAGGCTAAGATTGCATCATTGAACGCTGAAAAGGAGAACCTTTCTGCTACCATCGAAAAGATGAGCAAGCAACCTGCTACAGATAGCGTGAAGAAATCAGTTGCAGTTGCTCAAAAGAGCGCACCTGTTGACTTGGCTAAAATGGATGCTAAGAACAGAGTGTTTAATATCATGAACAAATACAAATAATAAAAATAAAAAAGAAAAAAAATGGCATCATCATTGACCATCAACAGTTCAACCTACGCAGGTGAATTAGCGTTGCCTTACATCAACGCAGCTATTTTGTCAGGAGACACTTTGGCTAAAAATTATGTAACTCTTAAAGAGGGTGTTAAGTACAAAGCAGTTCTTAAGAAATTGTCTAACGCTGCATCTTTAGTTCAAGATGGCACTGTATGTGATTTCGGACAAGCAGGTGACTTGAACTTAGATCAAGCTGTTTTGGAAGTTAAAGATTTGAAAACTAACTTGGAGTTGTGCAAGAGCGAGTTCGCTCGTGACTGGGAAGCTGCTCAAACAGGTCGCGGTTTTATCAATGATGTTGTTCCTTCTAACTTTGCAGATTTCTTGATTGGTTACGCTGCTGCTAAAGTTGGTGAAACTATTGAATACACAATCTGGCAAGGTGATACCGCAGGTACTTATGATGCATTCGATGGATTTGAAAAGAAATTGAAGGCTGGATTGAGTGGTTCTGCTGACCAAACTTGGGCTGCTACTTTGAGCGCATCAACTGTTATTGCTAACTTAAATGCTGTTATTAATGCTTTGCCTGCTGCCTTGATTGGTTCACCTGAAACCAAATTGTATATGAACCGTGCTACTGCTCAGTTCTATCGTCAAGCCATCACTGCTCTTGGTTACATGCAAATGTATCAAGCTGCTGATAGCTTCAACTTGCAATTCAACGGATATGACATTTATGTTTGTCCTGGAATGTCAACTGGAACCATCGTAGCTGCTCAACCATCTAACTTGTTTGTTGGTGTTGATGCTAACTCCGATTTTGCTGAGGTGAAAGTTGTAGATATGTCTTTGACTGACGCATCTGATAACGTTCGTATGGCAATGAGATACCGTGTAGGTGTTCAAGTTGGAGTGTTGACTGACTGCGTCATAGGTCACAACTAAATTAACCACAAGTAATAGGGAAGGTGGTTAAGTCTGCCTTCCCTTTATTTTAATAACTATAAAAAAATTATAATATGGCATGTGAGTTAAGCGCTGGATTCCTACTGGACTGTAAGGATTCGATCGGCGGCATCAAAGCAATTTACATCGGAAATCATGGAGATTTCTTGACGGATATTACTACTGATTTGGGAGGATACATCACTGCATTGCCTGAGGCAAAGGTGTATAAATTCATCACACCAAAGCACACGGGCAGTTTCAATGAAGAGGTCGCTTCATCTGTAGAGAATGGAACTATTTTCTATACACAAACGGTAACTGCTACATTCTTCAAGTTGACTGCTGCACGCAGATTAAATTTAGAGTTGATGGCTAAAAATCGTTTGGCAGTTTTTGTACAAGATAACAACGACAACATCTTCATGATTGGTAGAAATGATGGTGCTGAAGTTACAGCAATGACTACTTCTACTGGAGTTGCAAAAGGTGATTTAAATGGTTATACAATTACGCTGACTGCAGAAGAACCAAACAAAGCGTATCTATTGGAGCCATACACCAATTTGCCTTTCGATAACTTTGGTGATATTACAGTTGAAGCACCAACTGTTTAATTTATATTTGTAGGTAAATGAATTACTTACAGACTAATACCGCCTCGCAATCCCTTCTCCTCTCTTTAGAGGAGGGGGTTTTGCTTTTATCTACGTTTACGGACTATCTGTTGATTTTACAAAACGAAATCACATTAAAAAAATATGCGGTTGTACCAACTGTAATAAGCACAAATGAAAGAATTACTGAGTTGTCAATTAGTACAAATGTTGATGACCCAACTATGGGAGGTGTTATCATTACTGAGGCAGGCCGTTACAACTATATTATTTACGGTCAAAATTCAAGTGGCAACCTTGATCCTTCTGATGCTGATGTGGTTGGAGAGATTAAGAGGGGGTATATTGAATTCAATTCGCTCACTCAGTACTTTGACCAACCGAGTTTAACAATCCCTAATGATATCGAATACAATGGATAACATCCTTTCAAATATAAAATCAAGAGTCGGCGATAAAGTCGAAATGGCTAAGTACGTTAAAATTGAACCCATTGAGAAAGAAGATAGAAAGGGATGGGTTAACTATGGTGAAGGCAATGCTTTCCCACAGTATTTGATTGAACTTTACAATGAGTCACCAATTCACGGAGCGTTGGTGAACTCAATTAGTTATATGATTGCAGGACGTGAATTGACTGCATCAACTCCACAAGCGGTTAAAGAAATTCAGCGTTTAAATTTAGACTCAATAATTCACCCAACATCACTTGATTTAAAGTTACAAGGTGGGTTCTATTGGGAAATCATTTGGTCAATGGATAGAACAACCATTGCACAAATAAATCATTTACCATTTGAGAATTGCAGGTTAGCTTGTAGTGATGAAGAGGATGATGTTGTAGGTGTGTGGTATTCACGTGACTGGACTGATATGAGGAAGAAAAAGAATACACCTCATTTTATTCCGATGTTTGATGTCAATACCAATGAAGCTGAACCAAAACAAGTTTTATTCGTTCACAGCTTAATGGTGGGTAGCGAATACTACCCGAAGCCTGACTACGTTGGCGCTATCAATGAGATTGAAAAGATGCGCCAATTGAGTGAGTATCAGGTTAACTTAATTCTCAATGGATTCTTCCCATCACTTATAGCATCTTTCAATAATGGGATTCCATCTTTGGAAGAACAGCATATGATTAAGAATCAATTGCAGATGTCTATTCAAGGTTCGGAGAATGCGGGTAAAGTGTTGACATTCTTCAATGAAGAAAGAGATAGAGGTGTTGAATTTACTCCATTTCCTGTATCTGATATGGATAAGCAATTCACTACGTTGGTTGACCAATCAATGGAGGCGATTTTGGTGAGCCATAGAGTAACATCTCCTTTACTTTTTGGTGTGAGAGATGGCGGTGGATTGGGTAGCAATACTGATGAGATGAAAACCTCAATGAGAATTTTTCAGCGTCAAGTTATCGAACCATTCCAAAGACTAATCACTAATGCAGTTGAAGAGGTGTTAGCGTCATTTGGTGTATTTGCTAATTGTTCAATAGTACAAAATGATTTATTCGCAGATGATACTGTAGTAGATGCAACGGGAGCAGTAGCACAACCAGTTGACGTTGCAAGTCAGGCCTTGAATGGTGCGCAAATTGCATCACTCCTTGAAATCATTGTGCAGACTACTGCAAATGTCTTGACCATTCCAAGTGCTAAGGCAATAACTAAGGCAGCATTTCCGATGTTGGGAGATGCAGAAATCAATAACATATTCGATAACTTGTCTAATGTTGGTATTGATCCTACTCAGGTAGTCCAAAAAAAAAAAGTTA